TTATGAGTGCTACTACTCGACCACTTATCATTACCGAGTACGGCTTCGATGACTATAACTCGACCGTGCCAGCTGAGGATCAATCTGGCCAGTCAAGTCGCAACCTCGCCCTATCTAAAGAGGCTGAGTCTTACCTGTCGGTCGTATCTGGTCACTTCCTATTTGAATTCGCCGATGAGTGGTGGAAGATGGGTAACAACAGCACCCACGACACCACCGGGGTCAGTAACGTCGCCGATGACCGCGATGGTATGTTCCAGGAAGAGTGGTTCGGTTCAACCGTAGCCCTGGCCACCGGCTCGGCTCAATACCGTACTAAGCGACAAAGTTACACTGACCTATCAACTTTCTATAATGGTTTTGTCTACGGAACATTCGGTGGGACTAAAACCCAGACCTCTACAGCTCGCGTTGGGCAAACTGGCACCAAGACGCAAACATCTATCGCTAGGATTTCAGCTGTACCTACCAAAACGCAGACAGCGGTATCTCGAGTTGCGACAATTAGCACCAAGACGCAATCATCTATTGGTCGAATTGCTAAGACTAGCACCAAGACCCAGACCGCTATCGCTAGGGCGGCCATCAACCTAACTAAGGCTCAGACAGCAGTCGCTCGAGTAGCTAAGGTTACTACCAAGACACAGACTGCTACTGGTCGTACAGCCCTGAATAAGGCAGTTACTCAAACAGCGATTGCTCGAGTCGCCTTAATATCAACCAAGGCTCAGACATCAATTGCACGCATTGCTAACAATTCCAGCAAGACTCAATCCGCAATCGCTAACATCGTTACCGCCTCTATTAAAACAAAAACCCAAACCGCAATCGGGCGGGTCGCTGTTAATGTCACCAAAACCCAATCTACTGTTGCTCGGATCGTAGCTACACCAAGCAAGACCCAAACGGCAGTAGCTCGAGTTGCTAAAACTATTACCAAGACTCAGTCGGCTGTAGCGAATATCATCACATCGTCAATCCGGACTAAGACCCAAACGGCTATTGCTCGGGCTGCTGTCAACCTAACTAAGACCCAAACTGTAGTCAGCCGAATCATCGCTACCCCAACTAAGCTTCAGTCATCTATTGGCCGCATAGCCATTAACTTTACCAAGACCCAGGGCGCTATCGGACGGATTGCCAAGACTGTCACCAAGACACAGTCTGCTACTGGTCGGGTTGCCGGTAATGTGACTAAGGCGCAGTCAGTCACTAGCCGAATCGCTCAAGCAACGTCAAAGACACAGTCCTCTATCGCCCGGATCGTTCTACCAGGTAGCAAGACCCAAACTAGTGTTGCCCGTATCGCCACCGCCAGTACCAAAACTCAATCAGCGGTTGGACGAGTTGCCAAGAATCTTACTAAAACTGAACCTGCCATTGCTCGAGTTGCCAATAACCTAACTAAGACCCAATCGAGCGTGGGACGAGTTGCCAAGAATCTTACTAAGACCCAGTCGGCTGTAGCTAATGTGGTTAACAGCTCGATAGCTACTAAGAACCAGACAGCCACGGCTCATATCAAGGCGGTCGTTGTTAAAACTCAACCAGCTATCGGACGGATTGCTGGCACGGTCAGCAAGACCCAGTCGACTACAGCCCGAATAGCTAACAACCGCACTAAGACCCAGGCCGCTATCGGCCGGGTAGCCACTAACCTATCTAAAACCCAAACTGCAATCGGTCGAATTAGTCGCAACTTTACTAAAACTCAACCGGCCCTAGGTCGGATTGCTCAGACGACAATCAAGACTCAACCGGCGGTTGGACGAGTCGCTGCTAATTTGAGCAAGAATCAGCTAGCTCTAGGTCGCATCGCTCTGGCTGTCATCAAACCCCAGACGGCTATCGCTCGGATTGCCACCAACAAGACCAAGACCCAGTTAGCGGTTGGTCAAACTTTCTATAAGACCCAGACTAGCCTAGCTCATATTGAGAAGAACCTAACCAAGACCCAAACAGCCACCGCCTCTATCATCCCATCGGTTGTCGTCAAGGTTGATATCACCCTAGGCAACCCTCAAATCCAAATCCAACTTCCAGCTAGTCAGGTCATTAACGTAAGCCTGCCAAACACTAGCAACGTATGCCTAAGCCTACCCGTCAAACAAGCCACCGTGACCCTCGATAGCGCCACCATATCAATAACCGAGCAATAAGATAAGATAGATAATAGATATAGGAAACAAAAATGAACTCGACACCGCCCATTATATATACTTTTGTAAATGACACTGCCCCAGCGGTGAAGTTTACGATCGCTCGCGCAGGAGCTAGCGCCATCAACCTGACCGGTTGTACGGTTAACTTCTACATACAGAACCCGATGACGACCCTGCGGACAAATACAGCCCACACGCTCTGCACGATTACCGACGCACCTAATGGGATTGTTAGCTATGCCTGGGTGACTGGTGATACTCCAGTTGAGGGTATCTATGACGCTAACATTCGAATTACCTATGCCGATAGCTCGGTTGAAACCTCGGACGTTACTATAGAGGTCAGCGGAATTGTATAAGGCTACAGCTTTGCAATAATTGCCCCAATAACTCATAATATACATTAGTAAACAAGTCTATTGACAAAACAAAAAATCAAAGGGAAATAAACATGACAATGACGAAGACCGTCGCCGCAATCCATCGGCAGAATAAGGCCGAATGGTGGCAGCAAAAAGCAGCTGGCCAAGCCCAGACTGAACTGAAGTCTGAAACTAAACAGTTCCAGCAAATTACATTTAAAATCGGTACGTTTGATGATGAAGCCCGCACCTTTACGGCTGTCGGTTCAACATCCGTTGTTGATCGCCAGGGTGATTCGGTTGACCAGTCTGGTTGGATTCTTGATAACTTCATCGCCAACCCAGTTATTCCATGGGCACATGACTACAACACCCCACCAGTCGGACGAGCGATTGAAATCGGTGTTAACGATAAAGGTCAACTTCAATTTGTCTACCAAGCCCCACCCGAGGGTCTGTACGATCTAGCTGACACGGTTTGGAATCTATACCGCAACGGTTTCCTATTCGCCTTCTCGGTCGGGTTTATTCCCCTAGAGGCCGACGGTAACTGGCAGGAGGGTTATACCTTTACTAGCGCTGAGCTGCTGGAAATTTCAGCCGTAGTCGTACCTGCCAACCCTCAAGCTCTAGCACTGGCCTACAAGATGGACGTTATTAGTGAGAAGCAAGCCAAAAGCCTACGCTCTAAGATGACCGCCGCTACCAAAGCCCTTGACCAAGCAATTAATAAGACATCAACCATTGAAAAGGAAGATATTCACGTGAAAAAACAACTCAAAAAGGGCGCTATTGCCGACGAACTAGATAAAGAAGCCAGTGCTGAAGTCAAATGGGAATTAATGGAGCAGGTTTATGACATCTGGTGGGCATTCCAGGACGTCTGGTATGACGGTGAGACAGCTGTTGCTGACTTCCCAGTCCTGCTAAACGAGCTAGCTAACCTATTTATGCAAGTAGCAGCCGGTGATGTAGTCGTGCCTGATGATGACGATGGTGAGACAGCTGTTGACCAGCTCGGCCCAGTCATGCACGCCCTTCAAGATGGTGTTGATAAAGACAAAGTTAAGGCCATGATTGAGTTCATCAAGGACAAGCAATTGGCCAAGGACGGTGAGGGGTTGACAAAAACGTCAGAACCCACCGATAATAAGGATATGACAAAAAGTCAAAAAGATGCTCTAGTAGAAAAAACCAAGGCCACCCTATCTGATTCAGAGAAGGATACCCTCAAGGCAATGCACGCAGAAATGCAGGCACACCTGAAAACCGTCGAGCAAATGCTCGGTATGGAAGCAGATGGTTCTACTACCAGCGATGACGAAGATCAACGAAAGTCAGTCTCCAAAAAGGATGCTAACGTAGTTGTTGAACCAGTCGCGGCCGTTGCCGGTGACCAAACTGTTCCGCCTGTTGAACCAGTCGCTCCAGTTGCACCAGTAGCCCCAGTGACACCTGAAGTAGTCGCCGTTGCCCCTGTAGAAGAGGACGGTGCTAAAGCAGAACCTGTTGTTGATTCAGCAGTTGAAGAAGATTCTAACAAAGAAGTTAGTGAAGACAGCGACAAAGCTGGCGAGCAGGGCGAAGTTAAGTCGGCGACTGATGTTGACGACGGTGCAGACCAAGAGGAAAAGGGTGAAGTAATTGACCCAAACAACCTCACTGATGAGCAAGCTGAAGAAGTAGTCCGAGCTGTAAACGCCGAGCTAGAGCTAATTCGCAAAGCCGAATAGTAGTAGACCACTACACAAAAACAGAAACCAATAATTGAAATAAATAGAAAGAAACATCGAAATGACACTCGAAGAAATCAAATCCGCCGCTGTCGCCGCTGCTCGTGAAGCTGCTGAAGCAGTCAAAACTGCAAAATCTGCTGACGAAGCTGCTGAAATCAAGAAAGCTATCTTTGACGACAAGCTAGCCGACGCCCCACACCGTAAAGACCCTAAAGCAACTAAGACCGTCATTGGTGCCTTCCTTCGTGGAATGGCTGAGAATGACTCCGCTGTCCTTAAAGACCTTGGTACTGCCTCTGATGGTGGTGGTTACCTGGTACCACTAGAGTTCAGTTCAACACTGATTGAATTGCTTTACAAGTTACCCGTCATCCGTGCCTACGCTACTGTTCTTCCAATGAGCAGCGACAGCTTGCAGGTCCCTGTTGAGACCAGCACCGTTAACGCTAACTGGACTGCTGAGCTTGCTACCATCACCCAAAGTGACCCAATCTTCGGCGAAGTTATCCTTAACGCTAACAACCTGATTGGTATCTCCCGTATGTCACGCCAAATCCTATCTGATTCTGCTATCAACCAGAACCTAACCGACTGGATTATGCAACGATTTGCTGCCGCTATCGGTCGCTCAGAAGATACTGCCTTCATGATTGGTTCAGGAACTGGTCAACCAAAGGGTATCCGTCAGTACACGTTCACTCACACAATCGCACAGGCCGGCGCTCACCTTGTTGGTGACGACCTAATCAACCTGTACCACGCGCTTCCTTACCAGTATCGTCAAATCGGTAAGCCAGTTTGGATCATCAACGACGCGACTCTTGCAGTCATCCGTCGCTTGAAGGACACAACCGGTCGTTACCTTTACGAAGAGGGTTACGGACAAGTTCTTACGACTGAGGGTACAACCCCTACGCTTCTTGGCAAGCCAGTTCTAGTTCAGAACGACATCCCTACTAACCTTGGTGGTGGTACAAATGCTTCTGAAATCTACTTTGGCGACCTCAGCTACTACCTAGTTGGTGACCGTGAAAGTATCTTCTCTGAAGTATCGACACAAGAAGGTACAAGCTTTGCTCAACACAGGGCTGCTGTCAAAGTGGGCGAACGCCTCGACGGTCAGCTTGCTGCCGTAGACGCATTTGCTCAACTCACCGCTGTTGTAGCCTAGTCTATAACACAAAAAACATCAAAGACCTTGCACCGCAGGGTCTTTTTTGTTACACTAGGGCTGCAATTAACTATAGGAGGTATCAAATGAAAAAGATAAAACTACATGGTAAAAATGCCGTTGGTATATACGAATTCGCATTAGTAGATAATGACATATATCCATTCCTCAGTCGATTTACTTGGTACGCTAAGATATCAGGAAGTAGCGATATGATATATTCCGTTGCATATATATGGATTGGCAAAGATAGAAAAGAAGTACGCATGCACCGACTTATTATGAACGCTAGTCCAGGGGTGATAATAGATCATAAAAATGGACTGACGGTAGATAATCAAGAATCAAACTTGCGGCCAGCGTCGCAGGCAGAAAATAGTCGCAATACCCATAAGTCTACCTTCAAAGGATGCTACTATGACGCTCGGTATAAGGTGTGGTGGTGTCGGATTAAATCTGTAGGCAAGGCACTCGGTCTTGGTACATTTGATACTGAGCTAGATTGCGCCATTGCCTATAACCATGCCGCCTTAGAACAATTTGGTGAATTTGCTTCCTTTAACCGTATACCTAATTGGCGCAATATCACCCCAATACCGCATACTAAAATCTATAACCATCACCAAAGCAATAATAAGTCTGGCGTGGTCGGTGTTGGCTACCACAAATCAAGTGGTAAGTGGCAAGCAACCCTTACTGTCGAGGGTAAAGTTATCTACCTCGGTACGCATCCAACTCTAGCCGAAGCAACAATCGTTCGTCGTAACGCCGAGATTAAATACCTTGGCAAGTCTGATATCGTCATACCGGCTGATGTTTGACCCGCAGATTTAATCCTTGTATAATAACCAACATAACCAATTGGAGAAATAAATGGCAGAAACAGAAACAAACCCAGAAGTCGAAAAAGTTACTCTTGTAGCCCTCGATACGATTACACCTTACCGTAAGGGCGAAGTATTTACCGTCAACCGCGTAGCTGCCGATAAGCTGCTTACTCGCGATAACTCCGTTACCGACTTCGGTCCACGTAACGAACGAGTCAAGGTGCGTCTATTCGACCCTCTTAAAGATGAACAACTGCTGCTTGATAATCATGTATTGAACGCAGTTGAACACCGCAAGCTTGAAAAAAAGCTTCACGGCGAAAACAAATAGTTTAAACAAACACAAAAACAAAAAACGTGATGAGTCAGGAGGGTTTACGCCCTCCTTTCTTTAGTGTTAAAATGAGGACAGCAGATAAAAATAAAAACTCCGCGGTCTACGCAGAAACATAAACATGCCAACACAACAACCCTACGTTACATACCAGGAAGTCCGTGCCTACCTAGGCATTGTCGACTCATCCGAGGATATCTATATTAAATTGCTTATTCCAAAAGTGATGGCTTTTATAGACCGCTATACCAAACGAACATTCGGCTGGGGTGATCCAACCGACAACACTATCACTTCGGCTTACAATGATATAACAACACAGGAGGGAAAACTCAATGGAGAGCTATACGACGGTTATGCGGGCAAGTTACTATACCTTTACAACACAGATATTGCTAGCATTGATGAGCTAAAGCTCGGTATTTCGACCATGAACTCATGGACGGTACTCAATTCAGCTGAATACGTCTGGCGTGACGACGGCCGAATCGTCCTCGGTGGTAATTACTTTAACAGCTATGACTCTAACGCCTGGTCTGGGGACTCTCCTAGCTTCTTTGGCACGATTGCGTCTGGTTACCAGACTATTAGCGTTAAGTACCACTACGGCGTCTATGGTGTGCCCCCAGAGATAGCTTTGGCCTGCCTAGACATCTGTCTATCACTCTACACCCTGCGTAAAAACCTCGGCGTCAAGCGCGAGAAGGTCGGTGATATGGAAGTTGACTTCCAGACCAATGTTCGGGCGGCGTTGCACTCTAACCCAGACTGCCTTGGTGTTTTGAACGTCTATAAGAAACGCAACGTCGGAGTCGTCTAGTGATTCTGGATGATAAATTCACCCACGTCGCCAGCGTCTACCGCAATACCGCCACGACGGGTTGGAAAAGCGCTTACCAACAGGTTGAAACTGGGTTGGCTTGTTTAATCCAGCCGGTGATTGCCGAGTTCTATTCGACAACCAACATGGCCTACGGTCGTACCTACAACGGTTACTTCAAGTCGGGGGCTGATATCCAGATTAGCGACTATATTATTGACCAGACCGGTAAGCGCTACAACGTAACAGGATCAATGAATCGTGACTATGGCAACCTTGTCAGCCACCTCGAGGTCTTGTTAACCGAACAACCTAAAGCGACACCAGACCAGTAGGCTGACCGATGGCTACTTTCACCCTTGATATTCCAGAACTAGCCGGCGTCGAAGCCAGGTGGGCAACATTACCAGCTCGCGCTAAGGCGGCTATTCAAGCCACGTTAGCTAAGAGCGCAATCCTAACCCAGGGTATCATGCGCGAAGAGGCACCAAGCCGAAACGGTATGCTGCGTAACTCAATTAGCTTTTCAGTTGCGCCCGGCGTTGCGATTATTGGCACTAAAATATTATATGGTGAAGCTGTAGACTTAGGCTCCGGTACTTTCGGCAAGAGGAACTCCCCAATAACCGTTAAGACCAAAAAGGTCATGGCAACACGAATTAACCCCGGCTGGGGAATCAAGAATGCCAAAGGGTACTACATCATCGGCACCCACCAAAAGGGCCAGAAAGCTAATCCTTTCGTTGGTCGGACGTATCGGCGAGCCAATCCACTTGTCAAAGCCCAATTCCTATTAATGATAAAAACCCTAATGGCGGAGTAAAAACATGAGTTCACTAACGATGCAGAATATGTCAGCGGCAATTAACAGCGTGCTAGCCGGTATTACTAATAGTGGCGATACTGTCTTTAGCGACATCAAAGAATATCCGACAACTGAGTTCCTGGGTACGCCGGCGGCTACCATCGTGCCATCCGACAACATCTCGGACTACGCCACGATTAACCAGAACCTACGTACCTATGCCTTCTTCGTGGATATGTTCATACCGATTGAATCGAGCACTGGTGGTTACGCCACTTCATTCAGCACCATGCGTCAATTGCTTGACCTAGCGCTCGATGCTTTTGATAACTCTAACGACCTAAATATGAATAACCAATACGGTAGTTCAGCCGAGGCAGTCTGTGATTTCCTACGACCTGTTCCATCGTCTTGGTCAATGGTCGAGAGTGGTTCGGGTGACCTCTTAATGGCACGTATCACCCTCCAGTGCGCTAAGACGGTTAACACTAATAACGCATAGTTGCACAATAAGCTAGCCAGATAGTACAATAAGTAGTATAAGAAAGAAAATACAAACATGGTTGATGTTCAAAAAGTTACAGATGTACCCCAAAGTCCGGTAGTGGTCACGCCACCAGCCGTTATTAAAGATGCCCCAGTGGCTGCTAGTAAGGCTGATGTGCAGGAATACTCCTTTACGTCCGCAGGCGTTATGGTTAAAGCGACAAGCTTAGCAGAAGCCGAAGTATTATTCGCTGAAAAACTAAAAGAAATAAACACAAAGGAAACTAAATAATGACAGATTACTCTGGTCGATTAATTGAGTATGGGTTGGCTCATGAAGCAACCCGTGGAACCTACCTAACCCCTACTTACTGGATGCGATGGGAAACGGCCGACTTCTACAACAAGGCAACCACCCAATTTAACCAGTCTGCCATTGGCGTCCTTGACCGCTACAGTGGTGCTGAAATCATGGAGAACTCATCGACTGGCCAGATCAGTGGTAAAATCACCGACCGTGCCATTGGTAATATCCTTTACGGCGTCTTCGGTACTTATGCAGTTGCCCTACACAGCACTGAAACAATTATTTATGACCACACCTTCACGGAAGCTCAGTCTAATACTGGTGCATCACTGTCGGTTACTCGAGTCAGTCCAAACGCCCGACTCCACTTTACCAATGCCATGGTCGGATCATTCGAAGTTACCGCTAAAGCTGGCGACTTTGTTCGTCACGCTACTAACTTCACCGCCTTTTATGGTGTTACTGGTACCGGTACTGCCCCAGCTTTCATTGCTGAGAACGAGTTTAAGGGCAAGCATGTTACGACTAAGATTGCTGCCAACGTCGCTGGACTTGCAGCTGCCCTAGCTATCCCAACCGCTAGCCTGAAGTTGACTATCAACAAGAACCTAATGCCTTACTACATCATCGGCCAAGACGGTCCATCTGATATCTTTGCCCAAAGCATTGAAGTCAACGGTGAGTTTGTCCTTCGCTTCACTGATAGCACCTATGAAGCCCTACGCTTTGCCAACACCAAGCAGGCTCTATCACTGGCTATCGTTAATACCGATGTCCTACTAGGTACAGCGGCCGCCCCTAGCCTAATATTTACCCTACCTGCTGTTTACCTGAACGACTTCAAACCTGAGCAAGGTATTGACAACATCGTTACACAAACGGTAAGCTTTACGGGTACATACGACCTGACAACGTCGAAGACGATTTCAGCTGTTTTGACCAACGCTGTTACCACTTACTAGACCCAAACAAAATAAAAAGGAGAAAACTATGACGACATTTACAGTAAAGAAAAAACTCGACCTGGCCTTTCTTGGCCAAGGTTGGGATACTGGTGCATTCCTTAACTTCCGTAGCATGACTTTCGCTGAGACGCGTGAGTTTGCTAAGCTAAGCGCTCCAGCTACCCCACCAGCTGTACCATCTAACGTTGGATTTGACGGCAAGGCTATTGTCGCTCCCGCCAGCGACGTACCAGCTGGTACACTCGACAACCTCGAGCAAGTCCTAACTATCGTTAAGGATCACTTCATCGATGGACGTGGCTACGATGGCAACGCCCTATCTGACATCACAGTTGATGACATCGAAGACCTACCAACTGAGGTAATTACCAAGTCTGTTGCACTACTGGCTGGTAGCCCCGACCCAAAATCCTAGCCGGCATTGAACGTCTAATTATCTACGACATCGATGATGACGAAGAAGACGACAATGCAGACACCAAATATTGGCTAGCTCGGCATCGATTACGAACCGAATTTGGACTGACCGCAGCCGAAGCTGACCTCGAAGATTACGAAGAAACCGTGATACACTTAAAGATATGGGACGCTATTTCAAAGCGCGAAGAGCGTGATAATAAAATGGCCGAAGCTCGTTCTAAAATGAACAGCAACACATAGCAATAAAAACAAATAAAGTGTAAAAAACAAACAGCATGGATACTTCAACTCTGCAAATCATCATTGCGGCAAAAGACGCAGCTACTGCCCAGCTTGCTGCTATTGATGATGCCCTTAAATCGGTTGGAGTATCGGCTGACAAGGCGTCGGTCCAAGCTTCTGCGGCTTTAGATAAACTCGATGCGACTGTTACTGAAACTGGCGCTTCAATGGTTGGAGCGTCTGACTTGACTGTCGCCTCAATGGCCAGGATATCAGCCGCTAGCGAGGAAGCGGCTGCGACCAGTGTGGCCGCCATGAAAGAAATGGACGCCAAGATTGCTGGATCTGGCGGGGGAATCAGCAAAATACAGGCGGGGATGATAGCCATCGGTCTGGCGGCCGCTGTCTATATCGGTGGTAAGGCTGTTCAAGCGGCTGGTGACTACCAGGCATCATTACTTCGCCTTGTAACGGCGGCCGGTGAAACTCAATCTGGACTTAAGGTCGTTAGTGACGGCCTCTTAAATATGTCGGTCAGCACCGGTACATCCCTGACTCAGTTAAGCGACTCGATGTTCATCGTCGAGAAGGCAGGACACCACGGAGCAGACGGGCTACAAATTCTAACAGCGGCCGCCCAGGGAGCTAAAGCTGAAAATGCTGATGTAACGACAGTCACAGACGCTGTGACATCGGCACTGCAAGACTATCACCTCAAGGCCAGCGATGCCGCTAAGGTGACATCCGAACTCGTCACGGCATCAGGTGAAGGTAAGACAAGTTTCCAGGACTTTACTGGATCGCTCCATAATATCCTACCTATCGCTTCTGCGCTTAATGTCAACTTAGCTGATGTTACGGGCGTCCTCGCTACTATCACCGTTCATGGTGTTTCAGCTCAGCAGGCAACTGAGAATATGGCCGACGCAATGAAGCACTTGGCTGCTCCGACCTCAACGATGACCGACGAGCTTGGCCAGCTAGGTATCAAGTCCGGCGACCTAAGTACTATGCTCAGCACCAAGGGACTATCGGGGACACTACTAGATGTATCTAATGCTATTCAGGCCAAGCTTGACCCATCGGGCAAGATTGCGATTGGTACTTTCGCCAAAGTTGCCCAGGCAACCGATAACGCCAATACTATGCTTAAGTCTATGCCGGCTAATATGCAGGCGTTGGCTAACGGATTTACCACCGGCCAGATTAGCCTGAAGCAATGGCGCTTAGACGTTAAGGCGTTGCCAGCCGACCAAGCTAACCTTATGACGCAGTGGCAATCACTGGCCAACAAGGCTAACGGATTTAGTACGGCCGTCAAGGGTAATAGCCCAGTTATGCAGAACTATACCCAGGCGCTATCTAAGGCTATGGGTGACCAGTCGGGCATGAACGTTGCCCTCCAGGTAACCGGTGAGAACGCCGACTACATGAACGGGGCTATTAAGAAGGTAGCTGGTACAACAACTGAGGCTGGCAATAACGTTAAGGGCTGGGCTGAAATTCAGTCGACCTTTAACTTCAAGCAACAGCAGGCCAAGGAAGCGCTTAATGCAACCTTTATCGCCGTCGGGCAAGCTTTGCTACCAGCCATGACTACGCTGATGGGTATTATCGTAGCTATTGTCGGGCCAATTACCGCCTTTGTAGTCGGTCACCGAGAACTAGCCGCCGCGGTTATCATTGCCGTGGGTGCAGTTGGCACTATGATTTTGATTATGGTTGGGCTAGCCAAGGCCACGGCCGTTGTTAAGGGTGCAATGGACCTCCTGGGTATATCTAGTAGGCTAGCGGCCGGCGAGATGGCATTTAACCCAGTCATATTAGCTATCATGGCGGTCATTGTTGTTGTTGTACTTCTAATCTCCTTCTGGCCTCAAATCTCCAAAGCTGCTAGTGAGGCCTGGTCTATTGTCATGAAAGCTTGGCAGCCAGCTGGCAACTTCTTTACTGGAGTTTTCAACGCCGTCAAGACAGTAGTAACCGATACCTTTACCAATATCAAGAAATGGTTTAATGACAGTAAGGGTTGGCTAACTGATATTGCGATAGTAGTCGGCTCGGTATTCGTACCGGCCCTCATCACGATTGGCACACAGGCAACTATTGCATTCGGTAAGCTCGTTGCCCAAGCTGCTATAGCTGGCACACGGGCAGTTATTAGTGCCGTCAAAACAGCTGGAGCGTGGGTGCTAGCTGGTGCTCAAGCAGCTATAGCTTTCGTACCAGTCTTCATCAACATGGCGGCTGGCTTTATCGCTACCGGGTTTCAAGCTTTAATTATGGGCGCGCGCATGGCGGCTGCCTGGCTCATCGGTATGGGTCCAGTTGGTTGGATCATTGCGGCTGTCGTAGCTGTGGCCGGACTCATTATCGCTAACTGGGGTGCGATATCTAAATTCATGGCCGAGTTGTGGGCTAATGTTAGTAAATGGGCGGCCGATGCCTGGAATGGTATTAAATCCGTTTGGGGCGCGGTGGCTGGCTGGTTTGCTAGCGTATGGAATGGTATCACTAAGGGTATTAGTACTGCCTTTAACGCCATCGTCTCTTTCTTTAAGACATGGGGCCTAACTATTCTGGCAGTTATCTTCTGGCCTTTCTCATTCGCCCTTGGTTTAATCATCATGAACTGGAAGACGATTGGCCCCTTCTTCGCAGGTTTATGGGAAGGAATCAAGGCTATTTTCAGCGCCGTAGTGGGTTTTGTCGTCAGCGTTATGACGGCGGAAGTCAATGCACTTAAGGCTATCTGGAATGGTGTTGTAGCTTTCTTCACACTTATCTTCGGACTGGCTTGGGCTGGCATCAAACTAATTTGGGATTTTGTAATAGCATACTACACGGCCATCTGGAACGGTATCGTGGCAATATTTACGCCGGTCATCGCTTGGTTTAGTGCTATTTTTACGGCCGCTTGGAATGGTATAGTTGTTATCTGGAATACGGTAGGGGGTTATTTCCGGGGCGTATGGAACGGTATTGTTAGTATCTTCGGGGCAGTTGGTGGTTGGTTTGCCGGAGTCTTCCGTGGAGCCTGGGATGGAATCGTTAATATCTTCAACGGCCTTGTCGGATTCTTTGGCGGGGTATGGGGTGGCATCGTCGGTATCTTTGGTGGCATCGGTACTGCCGTTGGTAATGCTATCGGCGGAGCTTTTCGTAGCGTTGTCAACAGCGTCCTAAGTGGCGCAGTCGGTATCATCAATGGCTTTATCGGTTCGATTAACGCTGTTACGGGCGTCATTAATCATATCTCAGGGGTTCATATCGGTTCAATTGGAACTCTAGGTGTACCCAAGTTCGCCTCAGGTGTCGAGAACTTCTCGGGTGGTATGGCACTTGTCGGTGAGCGTGGGCCAGAACTTGTCCAGCTACCAAGAGGGTCTAACGTTATATCTAACGCTAACTCCCAGAAGATGGCAGCTGTGGCTAGTGGCGGTGGGGGCGGTGGTACGGTCAACATTACTATCAATACCCAAGTTATGATGGGCAACCAACTTGAAGCCCAGCAGTTTGCTACTAAGATTTACCAGCAGTTGCAACAGATTGCGCGTCGTAACGGTACCTCAGATAAGCTACCGAACATCGGCATAATGTCAGGAACCTAGACGTTCATGGCGCAGGCTTGCGCTATCGGCTATAATAGGGTTAAAAGGCAAGCTATCCCTAGGAGAAAAACAAACAAATGTCGTTAATTGGTTTTAATGGAGACTATACCATTGCCCAACCCTCGGGCTTAAAAGAGGAAATTAAGCAGAAGGTCGTTGACCGTGAGTCTATTAAAGGCGGCGTCCACCGCTATTGGGAGGCTCAAAAGAAACAGGCGTCCCTCCACTTCGCAGCTCTTAACCAAACCCAGTACGCCCAGATTGTTGCTTACGTCTATGGCGGTGGTGCAGCCATTACTTACAGTAACGTCGCCTCGGGCTTTACTTTTACGGGCTTCGCAACTGTGGCCGAAGCTGAGTATATCCCTGGAGCCAGCATGCTAAAGGACATGGATATCACTATCGTCGAGAAATAATATGCAAACTGTATCATCCGCCTTCCTCGCTTCGTCAACCGGTAGCCTATCCAAAATTAACTATGGGGTATTAATTAGTTTTGCCAAGACTCTTAATACCAGCGTCCACTTCTGGACAATTGGCACGAGCACGATTGGCGGGCCGGATATGATTTTAGGTGCTAACGGGATACCAGCCTTTATGGATATCTTTCAGTACATTGATTATAGCGATTATGCCACAGCCTGGACGGTGACTCGCGACCTAGGCCAATACCCTTATGGTATTGTCGGGGCGCAGGCTACAGTCCAACTAGACAACACCTCTCTCTTGTTCCTACCTAACTTCGACGCAACTATCGGCTCGTACATTACTCTCGGTCGGCCAATCAAGATATCAGCTGGGTTCGGGACAGAATCGATCAACGTCTTTACTGGCTACACCACTATGCCGATTAACGACGTCCAGAACCGCCTGTTCTCAACTAATGCCTACGACATGATGGACTACCTCAATAACTACAAGTCTACTACGACGCCGATACAGGTTAATGTCTATGCTGATGCCATTATTGCCTCTCTCTTAGCTGAGGTAGGTCTGACCTCCAGCCAATACGTACTGGAACAGAGCCTGCAACAGCCGATTGGGTTCTACTCGCCCTACAACCTGAAGATCGGCGATATAATCCAGGCGCTGTGTGAGGCCGAGCAGGCACTGTTCTTCTTTGACGAGAATGGTATCGCTCATTTCTGGAATCGCCAGCACATCCCAAATAACAATACCGTCCAGTATTCTTTTGATGAGACTACTATGACCAATGTCCAACCGGCCGACAGCCCAGTTATTAATGATGTCATCGTTACGGCTAACCCCCGTAGCGTTCAGGCCAAGCAGAAGGTCTGGGAAATGACCTCTGCGACATTAGTACCGCCATCGCCATCGTCGACGACCTTTACCAACCTAATCGCCAACCCTAGTTTTGAGTCCAATATTACCGGCTGGACAGGTGTTAGTACTACCCTCAGCCAGAGCACAGCCCAGTTCTATGTTGGCATCTCCAGCCTATCAATGGTCGGGTTAGCGACTTTTGTGCCTAAAGCAACTACGCCGATAACTTACACGACTGGACAGTCCTACACCGCCAGAGCCTACGTAAAGGGCACAGCCGGTCAAACCGCTCAGCTATACGAAACTGCGGGTGGAGCGTCCTCAGCGGCTCTTACGTTGAGTGGAGCGTGGGATTTAATCACCTGGACGTTCACCCCAAGCGTCGCATCGTCTACTTTGGGCGTCAAAGGCAACACCGCAGCTGCGACTTTATATGTCGATGCCGTCATTCTCCAGACAGTCAACATCCTTGCGACGTACTTCGATGGTGGCACTAACTATACCAATACCAACGTCTTCAACTGGAATGGTACACCGGGCGCATCAACGTCAACATCGATACCAGTTGGGTCGGTAGTAATATCAGCTGACTTTCAGGATAGTGATGGGGCGCTACCAGTTACGTCAGTCGACGATCCGGTATACTATACCGCTAGTACATCTGCCCACGCATCTAACTTCACGGCTAACTTCAATACCGATGGTACTGGGCCAGACGCCGGTGGGTATCTATATATTTCGGGAGCCAGCCTAACTAACATTGCCTCTAGTGCTACCCAGCTCAACGGTAGTAATTACCAAATAACATTCCTAAATACCTCGACGATTCCAATTTATGTTACCCAGTTTGCCCTTTACGGTACGCCAGCTAAGGTCACCTACATCATTAATACCGAGTATTCAGATGCCGCCTCGATTAAACTATATGGAACTAACCCAGCTAATAGTGGCCAGGCGATTACTATCCAAAATGACTTGATTCAAAGCCCATCGACGGCTAATTCTAACGCCCATCAGCTGGTAACTGACTTCGCCCAGCCATACCAGCGTCTTACTGCTGATGTGTTCCCAGCTATGCAACTCCAAATTGGCGATGAGGTAGCGGTTAATATCCAGGATGCTAGCCAGCTGCTCAACTACACGATTGTCAGTATCGCTATGGGGGCCGATGGGGATAATCTAATTACCCAGACGCTAGGGCTAGAAGTCAAAGTCTTGACTATCTACTTCCAGATTAATGTCAGCCAGATTGGCTCGACCGATCAAATAGCGCCTTAGGCTAGCGGGCTTTAGTGCCTATCGCTATCCAAGAATAAAGGTGATACATTGCCGTTGGGATACTCGCAGCATCTAAGAAGCTTATGGCGGCAATAACATTAGTTGTAGTTGCTACAGCGGCAGTGCCATGAATCACATCGTAGTAGCCATCGATGGCATCTGACGGGCTAGCAGGTACCCCCCTAGAAGTATTGCGGGCACCATTATAGCTAAGAACTACCATTGGCACATTATCATAGGCAACTGGGAATGTTACTGTCTGAGATTGGCTACGAGCGCCGCTACCAGTAAAATATCCCCATCCATATTGGATAAGTTGGTTTGTTACAACGCTATTCGTTGTAATATTCTGACGGTTAACGGCTTTGGTCAAATCGTTAGCAGCTGGGGGTGTAACTGATCCGTTCGCAAGGTGTCGAGCGACAATGACGCTATCATTAAGTCCGTTACCGGCATTAAAACTAGCATCGTTTGAACCTAGCAGATTCCATTTAGCTGTGGTCGGCTGTTCACCGGCTGTCACCGACCATAATACGTATCCAGAACTAGGCATTAAGTTCTCCCCCAAGCAATCATCTCTAGTACGGGCGTAAAGTTAGGGGCCACATCTGTAGTTGCATTACAAATGCTTGTTGCACCCGATGATAACACCTGGAGTGTAATGGTATAGGTAGTATTGGGGGCAGCTAAGAATAGAGTTCGTGGATAGTGAGTATTAAAGTTAAGAAGGTCAGTATATGTTCTGCGGCCGATGGTAGTAGCATTAACCTGTATAGCCATTCCGCCACCTTGGATGCTGGCCATTAATAAGCCGCTGCCGGTTATTTGTAGTAATTCGTTAGATGGGCCAGTTGTATAGATGATCGATGTGCCCGGCACTGTAAAACTACTAGTTGACGACGAACGCGTACCGGTTCCATTAGTATTACCCGTTGACTGGAAGAAGTTCGGCTTAACCGCAGAAGTTCCGGCGGCACCGTTCGAGAAGTGGCGTGCTATAAGTACCCCATCATTAAAACCAAGGCCGGTGTTCATACTTGCGTCATTAGCACCAAGCAGATTCCACTTAGAAGTCGTCGGCATTTCGCTGGCGATTACTGACCAGAGTGTGTAGCCCGAGCTAGGCATTATTTATCGCCCTAAAATTAGAAGTTGTTGTTGCCATATACAACCATTATAAATGTTATACCATACATATACTAATCTGGCGATAAAGTGTTATTATTAACATATGCGAGATTTATCTAACGTTGACGAAAAAACAGCCCAGCATGTCACCAACTTGCTGAAAACACCCAACCCAGACATAGCCGCAGCCGAAAAAGCTGAAGCTGCCGAAATTGTAAAATACTACGAGGACAACTTCGAGTTTGTCCAGCTAGTTGTCTGCGAAAGCTGTGGAGCTGACCTCTGTATGTGGGTCTTAGATAGAAATCAGGTTCAGTCCAATTTAGTTAACCACCACCAGGGCCTACGTCGGATCGTTATTGGTGATAAGTTGCTAGCCAGCCGCAAGCGCCTGGACGGAGCGATGGGTTATTCATGTATCTGCGGTAATGATTCCCGGCTTAGCTCAATTGAAAAGGGTCTTATCGAGGAAACACCGTGGAACGGTGGCGGTATTCCATCTATGGAGCCACATATCGAGGCTAAGATTAGACAGCGTATCGTAGCGACGAATTTCAAACCCGACGTCAAAGACCTCGGCAACGGCCACTCATCAACCGACGGCTTCACACACAAAAAAATAAAATAAAAAGCGAGAATTAGATGCCAAGTTCAGGATATACGACATGGAGCGTCACAGTTGGCGAACAGCCTACTACTACGAAATGGAATTTACTTGGTCTAAATGACGGGTCTTTTAATACTGGACTAGGTTTTAACGATAGCATTATTCTCTGGCGACATATCCAGACCGACATGATACCAACCGGTACAATCCATATGTATGCCGCCTCAGCCGCACCAAGCGCCCAGTGGCTGATATGTGATGGGTCAGCTGTTAGCCGTACTACCTACAACGTTCTCTACGCCCTTATTGGTACTACTTACGGTGTCGGTAACGGTACGACCACCTTTAATTTACCGACTTTCCAGAGTCGTGTTCCGGTCGGCCTCAACGCCGGTGACACCAACTTTGCAACTCTCGGCCAAGTCGGTGGCGAAACTAACCACACATTATCTTGGAGCGAAATGCCAGTTCACTACCATGGTGTTAATGACCCTGGCCATAACCACGATAGTATCTCGGGTGCACAACCAGCTATTACCTCTGGTAGTAGCACAAATAGGCTTACTTTATCTGGCTCAGCTCAGCAAATTACCTGGGGAACAACCCAGACAACATGGAATGGATCAAATATTTCGATACAAAATGCCGGGTCCGGTGGGGCACATAATAACCTCCAACCATATTCAGTTTGCCAATACCTGATTAAAACGTAAACTTCATTATGAGAACATAGTATGATTAATATGCAATGCAAACAAAAATATGTTCTAGGTGTAAAAAAGAAAAAATACTCACCGACTTTTTTGTTTGGAAACACTCCAGGGATGGTTACGATTATCATTGCAAGGTTTGCAAAAGATTATTCAACTTGGAATCATATCAAAGAAATAAAACAAAGAGAATTAAAAAAACAAAAGAGTGGGAAAATTCCAACAAAGAGTACTGTCTTCGTTGGCACAAGGAATACTATCAACGAAATAAAGCAAAACAGCAGAAACAACAGGCCGTTAGGCGACTGGCCTTATACGGACTCACCCCAGAGAAGTACACAACCCTACTTGCGTATCAAAACGGTGTTTGCGCTATCTGTAAAAAACCACCTACCAAAAAAAAGCTCGCTATCGACCACGACCATGTCTGTTGCCCAGCTGGTGGGTCTTGTGGTCGCTGCATTCGGGGTTTATTGTGTGGGAATTGTAACAGATTTATCGGTCATGCTATGGAATCATCGGCAATACTGCAAAGCGCTATCGCCTACCTTGCAGCTTAACCAAGTTGGGGTTTAGGAGTTACTATGCCAAGTTCAATTTATACAGCATGGTCGGTCATCGCAGGCGAACAACCTACGACTGCCAAATGGAACGTTCTTGGCTCAAACGACGGCTCTTTTAACACAGGAGTAGGTATGAACGATGGAGTTATAATAAGTCGGCATCTTGCAGCCGGTATTACCGTATCTAATGTAGCGTATAACCCATACAAATTTAAATGTTACCCAAGCGCTGTAACATCGATGGCATCTAGTACCTGGACGAAAGTTGCCATTAATACCGCAGTATTTGATACAAGTAGCAACTTTAATCTGTCAACCAATAGGTTTGTGGTACCGATAACTGGCTTCTATTGCCTATGCGCACAGGTAGCCATAACCCAATCCGGTTCAACATCTGGGCAACAACAGGCGGCAATGTATAAAAATGGTTCCCTATTTATACTAGCCTCCACTACTCCGGCAAGTGGGTCGGGGTCAAGTATTGGGCGACCAAACATATGTATATTTGATAAATTTACGGCTGGTGATTATATTGAACTATATGGTTATTGTGGGGAGGCAGGTCGAGCTGTTGATGGGGGCACAACTGTAACATACATGAGTGGGTTCTTAGTGAGCGCTACCTAATGGGTTCCCAAGATAAAAGCCTCCGTATGCAAGCTATCCCATACATAGGGCAGATTATGGGGTATAACCGTAGTGAGGGTTCGGATCAAGATGTTATGGTTGCCAAGCGTACTGGAGATGTAAGTCCATTCTATTACATCATAGGTGGTCAAAAGGATTTCATGGTACGTATTCTGCGTCCACGCTACGGCCAAATTATCCAGGCTTACCTCAATATCAGTCTAACGTTCGATAGCACCGAAACATCCCCGCAATTCTATGTATCAGCTGGTTCGGGCTATGACAGCACTGGCTATATAGCAACTGTGCCGACGGCTGCCTATATCCAGCAGGCACACCTACTCATAACAGGGCAAGCAACTCCCCTAACTGGCCAGGCTGGGCAACCGCTGACCGCATACAAGTTGAACATTCTCCAATTGATTCCCCAACCAGGCTCACCCAACTACAGCTCTGATTCTTATGTTGTCGGTGTCCACTTTCCCCAATCGCCAGCTAACGGCGCTCTGTGGCATCTTCAGAAGTTCTTCATAACAGGGTCGGCATTGGTAACACCATAATGGGCGCACAAGATAAAAAACCAGCGGCAATACCACTTAATACCTTTAAGCAGGATTACGTTTTGCTAGCTTATTTAGGTGGCGCAGGTGGAGTTGGTGCACCGCCTACAGGCTGTTCGCGCTACACTTTTTGGCTAGACTGCGACCCATTTGATGTCAATAACCGGTCGCTAATTAGTCAGAATGTAACCTTTGAAATATTTTCTGATACGTACGCTACAACCCAACTGGTACCATACGTGATAGCTGGTCAGGCAGACGATATCCCCGATGAGCTTGTCGTACCGGGTACATCCACCTCTTGGGGTGACTCAATTATTATACCTGGGGGCACTGGGCTACCACCGTATGTTCTTAATACACAATTTACCTCTCAGCCGGCCAATACCAACTACCAAAACGACCAGGGGCGCTACAGCTATCCAGGCTATGTCCAGCAGGGTACGGGATTCGGTCACACCCAAATGGTCGGCCAGGGCTTTGTACCCAAACAGGCTCAACTATCTGGGTTCTTCTTCGCTGGACTTTTCCATACTAATACGACTGACCACACAACGTACTTCCCTTTGGTATTTGAACTGTGGGATTCCAACCACAATTTCTATGCCCACTTGGGTACGCTCCAGCCGACGTACACGGCCGTCACTGTGCCACCCAGCGGGTTAACTACTGATGCTAGCTGCACGGCGTTTTGTAATAACCTTAGCTATAACGTCGGCGATAACGGACTCAACTACTGGATCACTCTCAATTCAATAAGTCTCAAGCTAACCAATGCCGTTAATGTGACTATCGGCCAGACGTACTATATTATGGTACGCCAGCAGACCTTGAGTAGTGCGGACTACTACTTTCTGGGTAACAATACCAATGCAGCGAGCATATACTCAGGAACGGGGCGCTACACTGCATTTGACCAGTTTGGGGCATCAGTCAATGCCCATGCCGTAGTTGCCACTGATGGATCGTCAACTTTCTACAACCTAGTTGACACCAACTCTTTTCCGGTTGACTTCCCGTTCATTACCCAGGGTAACGTCGGGCGTATCGCTATTACATTCTGGTGGGGTAACCAACCCAACCCAACGACAGCAGTTTACTGGCATCCACCGTGGGGCAATCCAGATCAATTCAAATTTATTCACCTCGATTATGACCAAAGGATTTAACCATGGGTAGTCAATCAGCTAAACCAATCTTTCCACTTAGCCTAAAGGTAGTAGGTATAGGGGCGACGGCATGCGGGCCAGTCTATGACTATACTAATACTTTCGCATACGTCGGGTTCAATATCGTCCAGCCATACAATCTATACCAAACTAAATCTATGTCAATACACTTTGCCTGTACGTTTGATTCTGGAGTACCAACCCTTGAGCAGCACATACCAAGTATATCGGTTGGTAGCGTATCGGGTCCCTTAATTCCACTGAACTATACGCCTGTAGCCGGGGTAATCGATTTCGTCCTTGACTTGACATCGTTGATTTCTGCCACCGGGGACAACACCATCTACATTAACTTCCCATTATCGTTTTGCAACTGGAGTTCATGGACACTCGTAGGGGGATTTCCAATATATATTAGGATACTAAAGGCCGAGATGCTTTACCAAGTTATAGGTGTACACTAATGCCAAATCATAATCACAAGCCGTATAACCCTACTAGCGGTGAGATGCGGCTACGTCGCAATCATCCTATGGGGACTCGAGTTCCTAACCACACCCGGCTAAAACCCGACCCTATTGAAAATGAACTAACAACTAATCTATGTGTTGTATGCGGTCGGGTATTTCATCGGCCCGAGACTATCTGTAATGCCTGTGGTAATTGCCAGGCATGTGGTGGTTTTAGCGACGATCGTTATGGTAACCTATGCACTCAGTGTGGTAACGATACCGTTCAGCCTAGATACGATACCCTTGGGCCAACTTTCTTTATGACAAATACCCCTCCTGAGTAGAGGGGTTACTTGTCGCTTAGAGCTAGCCTACTTAGCGAGCCACTCGGCGGTATCACCGGATAAACCGCTGTTACCAGTAAACTGAATCTTGGCTGGCGTTGTGCTATTGGGGACTTGGAATGTAACACAGCCAGTAGCAGACGCTCCCCCCGCTATATTAAAGACGCCGTTGGCAAAGTCAGTACACTCCGCCACTGGGGTGAAGTTAGACGTCTGGCTTTGATTGTCTGACCCAATTAAGGTGACGTCGTTATTAGCATCATCTTTCACACTAGCCGTGCCCTTGTTAGTAATCGTTATCAGGGCTGATACGTAACGAGTACCGGCATCTGGGCTGATATATTGACTAGCAGGTGTAGCTGGATCGATGACTTGGGTCAACGTTATAGCTAAGCCCTTATCACCCCCGACGTTGATAACATCACCAACTTTGGCGGCTGGTTTGGGCGGTGTAGCGGCCTGAGCGTTTGACGCTGGAGTAGTAGATACCCCCGTGCTGTCTTTAGGTGCGAAGGCGGAACCTACTAAACCTAGTAGCACTAGAACGCCAATCACCGTTAGTACTTTGTGTCTGGCGTACCATGATTTGTTATTGTTGTCTGTCGACATGATATATTCTCCTTATTATTATCTTTACTCGTCCTGTATCATTAGTTTATCCCTGAGGCTAAATAAAGTCAATAGATTCTAGTGTCTAACTCTGTTATTCATAAGCCGATTACACCAAAGTGGTAGACTAAGGGTAGCGACGTTAATAAAATAAATACGACTTCAAAGATAGATAGGTAAGTATGATGCTAGGTCTTGGCAAGAAGATATATATTTCAATCAAGCGATTGGCAGTTTACGTACAGACTACCAATGACCAAATACAGACCCTCCAGGATGACGTCGATAGCCTAACCCTTAAGTTAGATACTCTGACGGCTGAAATGACCAGTACGAACCGTCAAATTCTGCATAACAACACGACCGCTCTGGCTACTCAGCAACAAGTACTAGAATTACTCAGGGATTTATCAAAATAGTTTCCTAAGATATAATAATTACAGCCTAACAACAAAATAAAAAACGGAAACAAACACCTATGACGAACAAAAGCCAGCTGGAGATGGAAGCGCCCGCTAAGAACTATCAAGTCGAAGCCATCGCTCAGGAGTTAAAGGAAATCAAACAGCTTTTGATATCCAATAACCTAACCTATGTTACCAAGGACGCCCTAGCCCTGGCTCTTCTGTCGGTCAACAACAGCCTTAAAGAACTCCAAGATAAAAACAAACTATGGGCACGTATTGTCTGGATGTTAGCCTCGGCGTTGCTTTATCTATTAACAAGTAATGTCTGGCAAATCCTTATGAACGCCGGGAAAGTCAAATAGTGAAACGACTTCGAAAATATATATTCCCAACTATGCTAGTAGCAGTTATCTGTTTACTTGGGTGGTTAACCTATACTAATATCTCAACCATATCGACGCTGTCCGCTCGGGGCCAGAATTATAACCTTGGAGGGACGACTATTACTCCTACCCCTGGTGCTAACGGCAAGAGTGCCTACCAAATTGCCGTCGCTCATGGCTACAAGGGCAACGAAACCGACTGGCTGTTATCCCTAATACCTATCCCATTCCGGGGTGCACAAGGTAGCGATGGTGAATCAGCCTATCAATTAGCTCAAGACCATGGCTATGCGGGTTCAACCGTAGCCTGGTTAGCTGGTCTACAGGGCGTTCAAGGCACAGCTGGTATCCAGGGATTACAAGGTATCCAAGGTATTCCTGGGCTGTCGGCCACTGATGCTCAAACTGCAGCAGCCGTTACGGCTTATTGTTTCAGTATGTTATGCCAGGGTCCAATGGGCTTAGCTGGCGCAGATGGCGCGAATGGTGCAGTCGGTCCAGTTGGGCCAGCGGCTCCAGCTGTTTTCTTCTCCTGTGTCACTCGGACAGTCAACGCCGTCCCAACTGAGTACGAGGCTTGGAAGTACGTCAACGAACCCGACAGTGCCTACCGTAATCAATATACTATTGTCGCTCCGGCTACCTGCCCTAACCCAGTCGACCTAACGACACCACCAGCCACACCGTAAACCAATAAGCAAGGAAACAATATATGACATTAACACAAATCGGATCACCAAACTTTACTGCCGGACGTAGTGGTACTAAAGTCGACCGCATTATCGTGCACTGGATGGACGGTACCCTAGCTAGCGCTGACACAACTTTCCAAAATACTGTTCGCCAAACCTCTGCCCACGATGGCTTTGAAGATAGCAACGATCACCAATACGTTGACTGGAATAACACCGCCTGGCATGCCGGTGACTGGAATATGAACCTGCGCTCGGTTGGTTTCGAACACTCCGCTGACCCTAGCCGCCTAGCCTCCGACGCTACTTACGTTACTAGCGCCGCTCGCATCGCTCAAGTCTGTAAGCAATTTGGCATTCCGTGTGACCGTGCTCACATACTTAAACACTCTCAAGTGGTATCAACCCAATGTTGTGGTACGGTTGACATCGAGCGCCTTGTTAATATGGCCGCTCAAGAGCTAGGTGGTGCTAACGTTATTGCCCAGCCGTCTGTCACACCTCCACCCGCTGTTGGTGATAACGTCGTCAACTGGACTGGCCAAGTTACCGTTACCAGTACAGCTAATGTACGTACCGTAGCTACAACCGCTGGTAATACTCCAGTTGGCTCTAACGCCGTTGGTGCAGTCATCGATATCGTCGGCTACACCATCGGACAAGACCCTTATGGTGACGGCCGTAATGTCTGGCTAAAAGCCTGGAACGGGCACTGGGTCTGGGCCGCCAACACTAACTGGAATCACGCTCCAGCTCCCGCTCAGGTTGCTCAAGCCCAAGGTGGTACGGTCGTGGTGACATTCGCTACCCTAAATGTTCGGAAAGAACCATCTACGGGCGCACTGGGTGGTCAAGCTAATACGCCAGATGGCATGCTCCACGCCGGTAACGTCGTGACCTATGCTTCTGAGGTAGGTGGTGAGAACGTCAGCCAAGGTGGTGTCACTACTAACCTGTGGTATAAATCAGTTCGTGGTAATTACTTCTGGGCCGGTGGTTGCCGAAAACAATAATGGAAGAAGTTCCGACCCATGCCCAAAGCGACAGCGAGACTAAAAACCTTGACCTGTTCTACCCGGCTCACCCACCCCGAGCCTCGACACCCGAATATAACGCCACCCACAAACTGCTGACCCACATCCTCGACATGCCCTGTCGGGATTGTGGTGTTCGGCTGTCGACACTATCCGACCCAATAGCTAACCCCCTGGGGGCTAAACAACTCGAAACCCACCACTGGCCGCTACAACGTGAGTTCGCTGATGCCATCGATCCAATCAAGGTTGGTAAGGAATATCCCGAGGTAACTGACCGCAAGAGTCTGAATAACTTCATCGACTCACCTAAGAACATGTTGGTACTGTGTGACATCGACCATAGAAGCAAGGCGCGTGGCATCCACCACATCGGTGACGCTCTCGAGTCTTGCAAGCGGTTTATCCTGACTGGGTATATCCTAGATGATGTAGTCGCCAATGCTAGTGCCGACCTAATAATAGATAATGGCTTAATAGCCGGAGAGGTTGACCAAATATAATGCGTAAACCTGATTTCTCAGTAACCGTTGGTATATCAACCAAGAAACGACAACAACGTCGGCAGTGGCCGAAACTAATCGAAGACGTCATACCCTCACGGGCGACAACGAACTGGTATGGTAAAATCGTTACCAAAGTTAACAAGTTTAAGCGTAATATCAGGCAGTAACCCCTACGTTACTGCCGATGCAATGCTATAATAGTAATAGAATATTTAAATCCTAGGAGGATAAATGACACAACTTAAACCCGCTTATGCACTCGAAGATAAGGTAGACATCCTACTTGATGATGTCTGGCTACCAGCTTTGATTAAAGGTATCCGACCAGTTGGTGACCCTGATAAAGACGGTAACCAAACTTTCGTCTATACAGTTCAGCCCGACCTTGCTGGCCAACCTGCAGCTACTGGACGCCCTAATAAAGACTTAGCCCCTCAACTCGCTGTTGCCCCCGAGGCACTTCGTGGCCGTGGTGGTGAAGTAGTTGTTCCGAAAGCCGTAGCTAAAGATGCTGCACCCGCTGACGCCCCAGCCCCAGCTAAAAAAGCCGCTGACCCAGTGACAGCTGCACCCGCTGATGCTAAAGTAGTAGATAGCCCAGCCGATACAAAAGCTAAGTAAACCCAATTAAAATAAACACGGAGAAATAAATAATGCCACCAGTAACCCCAGTCGCTCCAGCCGAACCAGCTGTTGTACCACCGGTCGCCCCAGTCGTCACGCCAGCTGTCATTCAGGCAGCCACCGACGCCGTCATTGCCCAAGTCAAACCTGTAGTCCAAGCGGCAGTCGTTAGTCAAACTAACGCTATCGTAGCCGAGTTTGAGAGAACTCAACTAGGTAAAGCTGCTGTTAAGTTCTTTGACAGTGCCGTTGGTAAGTCGGTCGAGATACTTCTATGGACGCTAGGAGCTTACCTGGTGACGATTGTAGGCGCTTTCGTCGCTAATGTGCACCTCGCACCAGATTTGGCCGCACTGGGCATCCCAGGGCTTCTAAACTGGGCAGCTTACACAGCTAAAGTCTTCATTGACGCCAAAGTTCCCAACCTACCGACTGCCTAGTCTGCAAGGATACAAATAAACACCCGCATTATACGGGTGTTTTTTGGTTGGGTGATGCGCCGTACTTGGCAAGAATCAGCTTGTTGGATTCCTTGCTCTTCTCGAGAAGCTTGGCGTAGTAGTTATGATCGATGTAATCGTTATTACTTCGGAGTATCATCATAGATTTTTTGACGTACTTACGCTTCTGCTTGTTTTCAGTAGGTTTATTATTATCATTCATCTTTTTTTAACTGTTTGTTTTATATACTTGAATTATCTCATACTACGTTATATTTACAAGCTGGTATAAATGTGGTGTAGTGGACTTGACTTAGGCTCAAAATATTTAGGGCTTGCTTTTTAAAAATATATCGCTTATACTTCCCACCATAGGAGATAGATGGGGATTTCCCTCAGCTTGAAAACATACAATGAACAGAATGGAATGGCAAGGCAAAGACCTTTACTACTTACTCACTCTCAGTAAGCAAGCCCTAATGAGGCAATACCCAGACTTCAAGTGGACCACCATTAATCGGACGCGCAACAAGAAATTACTAGCTATCAAGGATCACAGACTGGTTGACCCACGGCTAGATACTACCTACCAGACTTTAATAATCAGCGGCGATAAGACCGAAGTTGAGCTGTTGGTAGAGAAAAACGCCTTACTTTTGCGACGACTACATACCGCCCAACGCCAGCTGGACGAATCTAAATCTAGCAAAGTTGAATATAGTAGTACCCTTGAGGGGGTTTTGCACGAAGCAATGGCCGGCCTAGAATTAGTCATGCCTATAGTAAGGGTGATACCGGATGCTGTGGGTGGCGAGCATACTGTGGTAGTCAGCCTATCTGACCTCCAGCTTGGCAAGATTACCTCAACTTATAATGTTGAGGTTTGTTCTAGGCGCATGAAACTGCTAGCCGATAAGATTATCCGTAACGTTGAGGCGCTATCACTGCAATACTCTATCCGTGAACTCCATATCCACCTACTTGGTGATATCTTGGAGGGCGAAGACATTTTTCCGGGCCAAGCCTACACTATATCGGGTGGTATCTATACCCAGATTAAAGCCGGCTGGCAGATACTACAGCAGTTCATCGTCGATATGCTAGGGACATTCGAACATATCGAAATCGTTGGCGTCATCGGCAACCATGGCCGGATTGGTTCTAAGAGCGCCAGTATTGACCCAGAGTCAAACGTCGACCGAATTCTATACAGCTGGTTAGAGTCGCTCTACCACAACCAAAACTACCACGAACCACGGGTTACCTTTCAAGTACCCGCTGGCACTGGGCAACGTAGCTGGTACGCTATTGACCGTATCGGGGACTGGGGATTCTTGCTTTGCCACGGTGACCAGATTAGTGGCATCGACGGCATACCTTTCGCCGGTACCCAACGTAAAGCCCTGGGTTGGATCGATGCTATCGAAGAGCCATGGGATTACCTAATGCTCGGCCACTTCCACACACCTACTATGCTGACGTTCGGCAACCGCAAAGCCTACTTCAATGGTACGGTTGAATCTAGCAGTGAATTCGCTCAAGAAAAGTTAGCTGCTACCGGCCGAGCCTCTCAGAATATGTTCCTGGTATCCAACAGCGATGGCATCGTCACCCAATACGAAATCATGCTCGAGGAATCCAAGTCTAACCTGGCTCGAGCACGCGACACCGTTAAGTTTTGTTCCTAGTAGTTCTTAACTAGGACGTAATGGACAGCGCCATCAGAGCTACCGGCCGATGACAGTATAATATAGCCTCGAAAGACGAGGTCTTTTAGTTTGTCAACTAAGTCATCTTGGATATCATCGTTGGTGACTGGGTTGATCGGCTGAATAACAATGTATTCTACCTTGGTGGGTCGGACTGTTATCATGGTACTTCCTTTGTTTGTATTTGTTTTATCCGAGGATGGCTTTGACTTTTTGTTGGTAGGATTTGGTCAGTTCGACTAGCTCAATAGTTGGAATCTTGGTCGGAGTCTTAGATAATTTCTCGAGGCGGTCAACGGTTTCACGGCCGTAGCGGTCAATCATATATAGGGTGTATGGAATATAGTTACCCTTTAAGAAGATGTTGCAGGCCGGGCATTGGACGTGACAGTTGATGTCATTCCAACGGGTTGAGTATCTACCGCGGGTAAAGAAGTGACCGTTCTGCTGCTCGCGCCAGTACTTGGTAGATAGGCAGGTGACACAGGTAGCTTTCAGTTTACCATTCAGCATCCTGGCATCCTTAAGTCTAATGTACTGCGAGTAGGCAGCATCTAATTGCTTGACTACTTTCTTACGGCTGAGGTGCTTGGTCTTTGGTTTAACAACTGCCTTTTTCTTAACTACCATTGGCTTGACTACTCGTTTAATGGCTGTCCGTTGAAGCGGTTTCTTGGGCTTGTCGGGGCAAAAAGTTTGGGTATGAAAAGTAGACTTGCATAACTTGCAGGGTTTACTTAGAATCGGGGTTTGTTTTTTAACCATGTTCGTTTTTATAAGGTAACTGTACAGCTATATTAAACAGCATTACCCTATAAAAAGCAATTTGGGTGGAGCTAAACTCGGGTGAGCGTGCCGAGGTTCTTAGCTACAACAGCTATCTGGCGGTTGGGTGCGCCGGCCTCGGTGATGTCAATAATTAGGCGGCGCTTGTCAAGATAACGGACGACATTATAAGTACCAGCTGCAACCCAGGTTGACTCTTCGCCGGCGATTGATACTATATCTTCGTTGATTGTAAATTCCATGTTTGTTGTTTCCTTATTGGTAGTTTTAATATTGTGCGGTCAGGGTTAATAGCTACCTTGGTCGCTACCTAGGCTTCATCCTGCTGGCTCCTAAGGTAATAGCCAACTGATTTTAAGCGGAAGATGGAGTTGACCTCATCCATGCGGTCGTTGGAGAACCTAAGGTATAGTCCGGTACCAACAGCCATACCAAGTCCGACCTTAAGGTAGTCATTCTTAGGGGTGGTATCGGTATCGTAGGCATGGCCGATGTAGGACAACAGCACTCCCCACCTAGTGTCGGCATTCAAGGGAGCATCTCGCAAGTCAAGTGCCAGGCGTTCAGCTCGGGGGGTACTTAAAACTACCGACAGCGATGGTATCATGTAGTCCATTACTCTAGTCTGAACTAATATCTCTAGGCCACGCATGGGTGACGGTGACAGCAGTAGTTTATCCATCTCCTGAACCCAGCGCTCACGAGCGACGGACAAGATTAAAGGCGCACACTTACGCATGTAGCCTATCAAGTTAGGGTCGACTTCGAAGTCTAGCTGGGAGGCTAGGCGAGCGGCTCGCAACATTCTTAGGGGGTCTTCGGTGAAACGTTGCCGTGGGCTACCAACAGCTTTGATTTTACGGGCGATGATATCCAGTCGGCCACTAAACGGGTCAAAGTATTCGCTAGCCGAGGACAAGGCGATAGCATTGATAGTGAAGTCACGGCGGGATAGGTCGTCACGTAGGTCAACGACGAATTTGACCTGGGGTTTACGGTTGTTGGGCGTGTAGCTCTCCTGACGAAAGGTAGTTACCTCAACGTAGTTGCCGTTGAGTTTAAACCCAATCGTACCAAAGCGCTTACCAATGGAGTAAGCCCGGTGACCAGTCGCCTTCACCCGAGCCTCGACGTCATCTGGTGACATAGGGGTAGTAAAATCGAAATCCTTAGGCTTGCGGCCAAGCAACATGTCACGAACCGAACCGCCAACTAAGTAGACTGGGGAAATAATCTCCTCGACTTGGGCAATAAGTAATTTGGTTTTATCCATGCTATGTATATCTTGTTTATGGCTATTGGTTATCATTATAACTGTAGCTAGATAGAAGTCAATGGTATTTTTAAGATTCGTAAGTAGCCGACTCGGCGTAGTGTTTTTTAATGTCAAAATTAGCCATCTTCATAACTAGGTCGCTGATTCCTGTGCCTAAATCGGTGGCAATCTGGTTGGTATCAATGTCAGAGCGGTTGGGGTCGTGCATGTCGATATAATACCAAGCTGCTCGATTCCCTAGGACGTGCTGGAAGACTAATACAGCACTAACTATGTCCTCATCCGAGTAACGTACGAAGTGGGAGCGGTGGGCGTCGTCCTCCTGTAGTAGCTCGGTAGCCAGGCGATCAAGTGGTTCTAGTATCTCGCTAATCACCAGTTGCCCTTCCGAATCTTAAGTAGTATCTTGTTGACACCATCTTTGTCTGGGTTGGGTGGTAGCACTGATGTTACATCCCGGAAATGGTTATACTCATCGGTAAATTTTGTCACTAGGTCGCTAACCGGCAACTTACCAACGGCGAACAGCTCCTCGCGCTGCTCTGGTGTCACCCTAACCTGTAGTGTACCGCTCTCTAATAGCTGGCGGCCCTGAAGTAGTAGACGGAAGCAATGTCGGGCGTGTTTCTCGTAGCGTTTGTTGCGGCCGTGGCCAAAGCCGTACTGGCGGGCGTTGAGAGCCGATACTTGATGGAAAGCGTAGCCACCATAGGAGTTCTTGACGTTATCACTTAGAAATAGATGGCGGTTATCGACTAGATACTTGCCAAGTGGGGCTAGCTGAGTGTAGCCTTCAAGGAAAAGCATCTCTAGGATAGTCGGGTTACCCTTAAGAGCTAGCTCGATGAACTTACCCACCTCGTGGTATACCCAGTCAGGGTCAACGTGGTCGTAAGTTTCGCGGGTCTTAAATAGACCTAAGATGTCACGAGTTGGGGCAACATAGATGCCCTTGATGTCTGTGTCACTATCCTTATTGTCGAGTCCGTAGGCGCGACTGCCGGTGATACCCTCAAGGATAATCATCGTAGGTTTAGCTGGTTGGGTAATTCCTATTGATTTTGCTGGTATCATGTTCTAACTCGTTTACTTTTTTGATGTTTTTGAAATGATCTATTTGGGCGGCATGGGCTTTGACTGCTTGAACGGCGTCGATTACACTCGGAGCGTCAACTAGCATGTCATTGACCCACCTCAGCTCGTCTATCTTGGCGTCAGATACATTAGTATATACCAGCTCAGTCAGCCGAGCGTAGGTAGTGTCGTCAGTCTCAACTATGCCGTGCAAGTCATCCCACCAAGCCTGGCGCTTAGCGAATGGTATATCCATCCCTGGCCTATCGTAGTCACAAGGGGTACGGATAACAGAATAGATGATATACATCACTATAACGAAACCTATCATTTGGATTATGGTTATCATGCCATGTAGTATACCAAAAGCTCAGGATATATCAATTCTACTAGTCGCCAAACTTTACGATTACCAGTTTGTATTGCATAAGTTCAAAACCAGTTTGCTCTAAGTAATCAGGGGCTATCCTATCTACCAACTCCTGGACTAGATGTTGGTACAACTGGTGCTTGAGGGGGTCGAGTGACTCCCGCTTATCAAACGGTAGTGGCAGATTAAAACTATAGATATCGGTCTTGGGGTCGAACTCAATGTAGTGTAGGGCATTGGGATCGTCGGGCGAGTAATCAACGTTGATGCTAGCCATCGAGCTGGCTATCGTTATGGAATAATGGGTAATAGACTTCATACTTAGTGGCAGCATCAAATACTATTAGTGGAAACCCGCTCTTAAGTTGACGCCAGTTCATTAGTATTCTGCCCATCCGCCCATTGCCATCTATAAATGGATGAATAGATTCGAACTCTAAGTGCAGGGCGATAGCATCATAGCCAGTCTTAGAGGCCGATAACTTAGCGCAGTAGTCACGCATCTGACTATCTATAACTATCTTAGGCTGCCATTTAACAACTCGGCCGATAGTGACAGGGCAGTCACGCCAGTCGCCGGCATACTTACGTGCCAATAGGCGACAGGTTAGCAGGCGGTGGGTCTCCTTAATAATATTATTATTTAACTCATCAAACTGCATGATATACTTCCAGGCACGGTGGGAATCTATCAAGGAGTTACGGCTAAACTCACCCTCGATGGCGTTACTTTCCCGTAGCATATGGAGGATGTGTTTATTTGTGGGTGTCATTATGTCTACTCCTCCGAGCCAAACGCTCAGCGTTCTTTAATAGATATTTGGGGCGACGAGCAAGTATATCATCGTGGGTACAATACGCTAATGGCAGCTTGTCTTGTAGCTCGCGTTCATCGTCTAGGCGATTGCGGAGTTCGTTTACTACAACGTCACTGCCGGCACAGTGGTGGTCATCATCGGGTGCTGTGTCTAGGCAAAATGGACATAGGCGGTGGTAGACAATCTCAAAACTTGGGTGGGCTGATGCCATGACTTTCGCTTTGTTATTACCTGGACGCCATACCATTAGAAATTCCCCGGAGCAACCTGAAGTACTTTCAGGCCGGCTGATCTCCATGTGTTGACTACTCGGTCGCGGTCGTCTAGGACAAAATCAACCTGGTAGTTATTGCGGACATGCTCATCGAATAACTCCTGCTTAATGATAGCGTCATTGCGGCTGTCACCTGTTGGGCGCATAAATAAGTCATCATAGTAGATGTTATTTGAGTTAAGCCAAACCTCAGTAGCTTGACGGCAACTCTCGGGTCGTCCACTCATGAGAATTACTCGATGTGAGTGCTCATAGTTAGCTACAATATCCCTCACGGTGTCGTCGACTGTGTCTTCGCTAACCTTACTATAGTCGTACGGACTACGGCCTGCAAAGTGAGCCAGCGTACCATCGATATCAGAAATGATAGCCCTGGGTTTATCAGCTGGCTTGATGTACGGAGCCATGATGTGGACAGCTTGGGCACCCTTTGGTTTTAGATACTGGTCGTACATCTTCTGGATGACCTTTTCACCGACTGGGTTAGGGCGCTTGGCATCACGTTCGATACAGGTATCTAATGGAGTATCGATGAACTTGACATCAAACTCAACTTCGAATTGCTTAGCAAGTTCACGATAGTAGTCTTCGTGGGTAGCGTTGAATCCAGTATTATCTATGATTAAGTTGTGGTCGGCTGCTAGAATCCCAATTGACATTTCATGTTCAGTCTTGACAACAAAATGTTCATTAACGCGGCTATAAATACCGGCATCAAGTAGAGAGCGGAGGTCGTCTTTATTGAGTCGCTTGGTATGTCCATTAGATTTCTTTACCTGTTCGATAGCCCAAGTACTCTTCCCGGATGCGGGTAACCCCTTCAAATAAATTAGCTTGGTCATACTGTACTTCCTTCCGACTCGAGATCAAGCGCCTCTTCGTCTAACATTTTAGTTTCGTAGCCCAAGAAAATCGGGCTTTTACATTTTAGAGTGTACGGTGCCAGTCCGTCTACCCGTATACAGATACCCTCATCGACGATTGGTTGTTTCTTGGTGGACTTCTGCGATAGCTGGAGGGCATTAGCGTAGCCTTCATCGTGCAGACGCTTGTCTATCCAATCCTCGGGCTTGAAGTCAGCCATGAGGCCTGTCCATAGCTCAGGTACAGCCTTTAGTCCCCAGTCACGGCATAATTCTTTGACCTGACTCCAAACTAGGTCAACGACTAGACCTGAGTTATTGATGACAGCGATACGGTAGACGTACAGGTCACAGGTCATGGCTGGGACATCGTAGGAGTAACCCTTTTGAATCTCAGCCCCCTCAGGTGTGAATCCAATCAACTCTCCATATATCAGGTAGTTCTCGGGCAGTATTCCTTTTAACTTCATGGCCTCGGCCGTCCAGATATCGGAATCGTAGAAGTCATTTTGGGTAGTTGAGTCCGGGTCTTTAATCACCTTACGGCTACCACCAACGTGGGCATATTCGTGGGTCTGGATTTTAACACCAGCTTTGGTTAGTAGTTGTTCCATAAAGTTCAGCTTGCGCAGGACAATTGTGTGGCCAATGCGAACAGACGTACCGTGTAACTTCTGGGTGACAGTAACGGTGCGGTGGGGCTTAATGACATCCATGTTACGGAAGTAGTTATC